TCCAGAGGCTGCGCTAAAGTTGGCCGACTTGAAAGCGTTGACTGTCGATGAAGCGGGCAACGTGACAAATGCAGCGGATGTGGTTAAGTCGGTGGCTGAGCGTTTTCCGGGGCTACTGAAGCGACCGTTGCCCACAGTGAACGCAGTCAACGCAGCAGCCGGGGCAACCCTAACACCTGAACAGAAAGAAGCACAATTCCGTCAAGAGTTCTTTGGCGGCAATGCCAAGAGCTTCTTTGGTGGTGGTGGCGTTGTTTTGCCAACGAGTCTATTTGACGAGTAGTGAGGTAATACACAATGGCTATTACGAAAAAGAGCGACTTGAACTCGCTTTTTAACAACATTTACGAGCGTGCGCTTTTCGTCGCTCGTGAGATGAATGTGATGCTGCAACTGGTAACCATCTACAGTGGCACCGGCTATGCAGATCGCAAGATCGGGCAGTGGGCAACCCTCACTGCTGAGGATGTGACAGAGGGGCAAGACTATGCCAATGCGCAGACATTCAGCAAGTCTGTGTTGGCGACACTCACTCCCGGTGAAGTTATGGCGCAGTCCGTTCTTACTGACGTGATGCAGGAAACCGATCCCGACGACGCTATGCGCTCTTGCGCTCAAGAGCTTGGGAATGCAATGGCGACTAAGATCGACACCGATATTGTGGGCGACTTTGCCAGCTTTAGCACGGACGTTGGGCCGGGGGCCGGTCAAACGGCTACGCTCGCCAAGTTTGGCGTTGCACAGTCTGTTCTGCGCAACAGCAAGGTGATGAACCCGCTGTATGCAGTTCTCCACCCTTACGCCTGGCACGACATTTGGGTTGAGTTAGGGCAGCCAGCGGCAACCAATGCTTTCCTGGGCGACACGGCTAACCAGGCAATGCGTGACTTCTATGTTGGCAACTTCCTGGGCTTGCGTTGGGTTGTCAATGCCAACATTGCCACAGACAGTGACGCTGATGCTGTCTCTGGTGTCTTCAACCCTGAAGCGTTGGCTTTCGACAGTCGCAAGGCGCCTACGTTGGAGCCTGAGCGCGACGCAAGCTTGCGGGCCTGGGAACTTAACCTTGTCGGCGGCTATGCTCATGGTGTGCGTCGTCCTACGTTCGGTGTCAAGTACACCAGCGACGTGACTACACCGAGCTAAGGAGGAAATGTACTATGTTTGGGTCTCAGAATAAGCACAGCGTTGTCGCATTCGTGGACTTTGATCCCGGCGCTGACGACGTGATTCCTGTGTTCGTTGCGCCCCTGGCGTGTGAAATTGAGAGCGCCAAGGTGATCGTAACGAACGTCGTTAATGGCAGTACTGCCAACTACTTCGACTTGGCTTTGCTGAATGGTGGGTCTGCCGGTACTGCAACTACGCAGATCGGCGGCACTATCGGCGGTACAGCCGGCTGGACGGCACTACTGCCCGTTTCCTTCACTGTCAGTGAAGGGGCATTGGCGGCTGGTGACGTTGTTGCTGTGAAGTACAACGAAGAGGGTACCGGCACCTTTGCGAGCATGTTGGTACAGCTTGACTACGTATTAGGGCAGGCGTAGAAAGCACAGGAAGGGCAAGGCGAGGCGAAGTGCTTGAAATGGCACAAATGTATCATGCGGGCACTTTCGTTTAACATTGCCCTTCCTGTGGGCTTGAATTTGCGAGGAAGTAAACGATGGCAGCAAGAGACGGGATGTCAAGCCTCATATCGCAGTTCCGTAACCTGGTGAGCGATACGGGCACGGTTGCTTTTACTGATGACCGTGCGCAGGAAGTTTTGGACGCACACCGGATCGACTTCTACCAACAGCCGTTGGTGGTGACTGCACAGCAGATCGCTTCGGGCACGGTGGTCTATCACGTTTACACCGCTCCTTATGGCAACCTGGAAGGAACAGCTTCGGGCACCGCTGCCTTTCGCCTGCATGACAGCGTTGGATCGTCTATCACAACCGGCTACACCCTGGATGCCCAAAACGGGGTTGTTACGTTCACGGCTAACCAGGCCGGCAGCGCCCGTTATCTTGATGGACGCAGCTACGATCTGTATGGCGCTGTAGCGGACGGGTGGCGCGAGAAAGCCGGGCAACAGTCAGCCGGCTACGATTTCAAAGTCGAGGGACGCGCCTACAGCCGGTCACAATGGTTCAAACACTGCTTTGATCTGGCGAGTCTCTACGATAGCATGGCACGCCCGACACAGGCTGTAATGGAACGGGGGGACATGTGTTAAGTGCTGCTGAACTGTCCGCCATGCGAGAAATTGAAGAAAGCGCTATGTCCTCTACCGGCATAATCAAACGGCGCACACTGGCTGCTGACGGCATGGGCGGCTACACAGAGGCATGGGCGGCTGTGGGTACGGTTGACTGCGACGTGTGGCAAATCAACCAGCGCGGCGAACGTGAGCGCACCACAGAAGGAGCGCAGCCTATCAGTAAAGCCGACTGGTTTATTACCTGTCCATACAATACCGATCTGCAAGCGAAGGATCGGGTCGATGTTGACAATAGAACATTTGAAGTTACCTTTGTCCCGAATGACTCAAGCTGGCTTACAGCACTTCGGGCGGAGGCTGTCACGTACAACGAAGAGCAGCGGATCTAAGCTGTCAAGTTGCAATCAAAGGTGAGACATGAATAAGTTGAGAATGTTGTACAGCAGTAACGCTTTTTGGGCTAGCAGTGGGTATGGCGTGCAAGGCCGGTCCTTATTGCCTCGCCTGGCAGAGTTGCCAGAATTTGGTGGGCGTGAAAATATTGCGCAGTTCGCCTGGTATGGGCTTCAGGGTGGGCAACATGACGTTGATGGGTTCCACATTTACCCTGCTGGGGCTGATCCATACGGTAACGATATTATCGGGGCGCACACAAAAAACTTTGGAGCGAACATCGTCGTATCCCTCATTGACGTGTGGGTGATGAAGAACACGGCACAGAACATCGCCCCTGCCCTTTGGCTGCCATGGTTGCCCGTTGATCATTTTCCCATTCCGCAAGCTGTGATTGATTCACTGCAAGGCGCATACATGCCGCTCACCTATAGCAAGTGGGGTCACAAGCTGCTAAAAGACGCAGGGATAGACAATCACTACATCCCGCACGGCATTGAAACCGACATTTACAAGGTGCTTGAAAACGTTGACCAGGTACAGCGCTTTAAGCGGGAATATCTACGCTGTGAGGGCCATTTAACCGTTATGGTAGCAGCAAACAAAGGATACCCTGACCGAAAGTTCTTTCAGGGGCAACTTCGGGCATGGGCGGAGTTTGCCAAGGATAAGCCGTTGGCAAAGCTGTACATTCACACAGAGCCGACAACAAAATTCGGCGGCGTGAACCTGATCGCACTGGCGCAACGTCTGGGCATTGCTGAGCGGGTGATCTTCCCGAACCAGTACGACTATTGGAACGGGTTCCCTGCGCAATATTTAGCCATCCTTTACAATGCCGCTGACGCCTATATGGGTAACAGCATGTCAGAGGGGTTCGGTATCCCGCTCATTGAAGCGCAAGCTTGTGGCTGCCCCGTGACTACAACCAACTATACAGCGATGCCGGAACTTGTACGCTGGGGCTATGCACTTGATCCGCTGGATGTCATCTGGACACCGATGGACGCTTGGCAAGCCTGGCCAGATGTCAAGGCTATCACGGAAGCGCTAGAAGAGCTTTACACGCAATGGCACGACAATGGTGATGCTTGGCCTATGGCACAACGGCTTAAGACAAGCCAAGCCATCCACGATGATTTTTCGTGGGATACCATTGTCAGAGAGCAATGGGCACCGTTCGTAACAAAGCTGGCAGAAGAAGCGCCGGCGCTAGATGCCCGCTTCTTACCGGCGCAACCTGAGCCGCAACCCGAACCGCAACCCGCACGAAAACCACGGGTCAAGCTGGTAACACCTGAGCAAGCGTTGGGAAACCAAATACAACTGAGTGAAGCCAAGCCGGGTCTTAAAGCGCTTGTACCGCCAGGTGGCACCGTGGTTGCAGCGTAGGGGGAGCCATGAAAATTGCAGCTTTGATCATTGGGATCGACGGGTGGGAGAAGTATACCAAGCCGCTTGTCGATTCCATTCGACTACATGAGCCTGACTGTAGTGTGGTGGTGATCGACAATGCCAGCAAGGAGCCGTATCCTATGGCCGGTTACATTTGGCCGACAGAACGACTATGCTACAGCGCAGCTATCAATGCGGCTTACAAGGTGGCGCGATATGGCGAGGATGTAGAACCGGACTGGTACATCGTCCTGAGCAACGATGTGCTTTGTACTGGCCCTTTTTCGCACATCCTTGAAGAAATGCCGGAGACATGGATCGCCGGGCCGCACCTGATGAAAACCCAGGGGTGGACTTACTTGGAGGGCTGGTGTGTGTGTATTCCCGCCGCTGCCTGGGCAGACATAGGCAGGTGGGACGAAAACTACCGTGTGTCGAGTTGGGAGGATGTGGACTTTTCGACAACAGCGCTTGAAAAGGGTTACAACCTGGCGCACTGTCCCGATCTCCCCTTCAAGCACTTAGACCAGAAGCAGCGCTTTACCGTCGTTCCCGACTACTGGAAGAGCGAAGAGCATAACGTGAAATATTTTCATAAGAAGCATGGGGTGGCGAAATGAGCATGGAAAAGCTCTTTGAGTATCTTGCCTGGAAAATGCCCCGCAGATTGGTGTACTGGTGTGCAATCCGGCTGATGTCGTCGGCAACATGTGGCAAGTACAGCGATACACATCCCGACGAAATCAGCGTGATAGAAGCATTGGACGCATGGGAAGGTAAATCGTGAACATTGTCATAGCCAATGGGCCGGGCCGGCTTGACAACGGATTCGACGTAATCCTATTCCCGTCCCGTTGGGATTCAGCCGTGCCAAATGCCCCTTTTCGCTTCTATCCGTATGAGTTGGCCTACCTGTCTACGTTACTGAAGCGAGAGCTACCAGGGGCGAAAGTGACGATGCTGGACGGCAACATCAAAGGATGGGGAGCCGAACAGTATGCCCGTGAAATTGAGAAGCTACACCCTGACTTACTCATTGCTGAGTGTTCAGCGTTAACCTATGGGGTTATGACCAGAGCGCAGCAGCTTGTCAACGCATCGGCAATGTCAACTATTCTCTGTGGGCCAATGGCGACGTATGCCGGTGCAGAGCTTGACGGCTGGGCGCAAACGGTTGTGGGTGAGTACGAACACAAAATACTTGCCATGATCAAAGGTGAGCCACAACCGAGCGGATACGTGGATTTGGACTGGCTACCCTGGCCTGAAGATGAGGATGTATCACGGATAGACTATGACGAAATTAATCATTATTCAAGAGGGACTATCCAACTTTATCCAACTAGAGGTTGCCCACTGTCCTGCACATTTTGCGTTGTCCCAACCTATTACGGAGGTCATGGCAAAAGTCACCGGTCACATAGATGTAGGGATGTACAGAATGTTTGTGATGAAATTGATTACCTCTCCACAAGGTATGCCGGTAGATTCAGTGGATGTTATTTTAACGAAGAGGCGCACAACGCCAACGTAGACTGGTTGGTGTCTTTCGCTGAAACGTTGATCCGTCGTGGGCTAAATCGCTACCAGTATGACGCCATGACGGGCGTATGGACATACACCAAGGAGCTTGTGGAATTACTATCACGAGCGGGTTACCGTCAATTGCGGATCGGTGTAGAGTCCACTAGCGAAGCGGTTGGCAAACAGATCAAGAAGCGCTTGCATGTAGAGCATATCGAAAATTTTATGCAATGGTGCAAAGAGTATGGCGTGGGCGTGTATGGCACTTTTCAAATCGGCGCACCTGGAAGCACTGAGGCAACAGACCGGCAAACGTTGGCAGACTTGCGCAGATGGCGTCAGCAGGGGCTTATGCAGAAGTGGCAAATATCCACTTCTACACCGTTGCCGGGTACGCCATTCTATCAACAGGCGAAAAGTAACGGATGGTTGACGACTGAGGACTTGAGCCGGTTCAATGGCTACAACCCAGTGTTGAGCTACCCTGAGTATCCAGCGGATCGCATTATGGCAGTGAGGTTGGCGGCATGAACTACAAGGAGCGGTGGATCGCCACCATCAGTCTTGTAATGGGCATTGCTCTAGCGCATATAGGATGGGGTGCTTTTATTTTGGGGGTGACACTTGTTCAACAGTTACATCAGCCCACGTTCTAAGATTTTGTGGCACCTTGACAAACTAAACCAGATCAAAGAGTCGGGCAAAACAAGCGCACCGATCAACGTCGAGATAGATTTGTCGAATCGATGTTCGCTAGGGTGTTCGTGGTGTCACTTTGCCTACACTCACACCAAGGGACCGTTGGCAGGGAAAAGAGGCAAGCCCACAGGCAATATAGCCGGTGGCGATTTGATGGACTTCGACCTAGCCAACAGTATCATCCGTCAATTAGCCAATGCTGGTGTGCAGTCGGTTACCTGGACAGGTGGGGGTGAACCGACGCTACACCCGAAGTTTGACACGATCATTGAACATGCGGCAATGGTTGGGTTACAGCAGGGACTATACACGCATGGCGGGCACATTGACGAAGACCGAGCCGCATTGCTCAAAGAGTTCATGACATTTGTGTACGTCAGCCTGGATGAGTCTGACGAGCTTAAGTATAAGGCGAGCAAGGGAGTAGATCGTTACTGGGCCGCATCAGAGGGGATAGATCGCCTTGTGGCTGCTAAGGGGAATGCAACCGTAGGCATAGGCTTCTTGCTTCACCCTGGCAATGTAGATGACATAGACGATATGGTTGCACTGGGGCGCATCAAAGGTGTGGACTACGTGCAGTTCAGGCCGGTTATTGACTACGATCAGAATGAACCAAGTCAACTAGTGGAGAATACCGAGCATCACATCTTACTAAATCATGCAATGGTGAGATTGCAGCGCTACAGTGATAATCCATTTGTTGTTGCTGACCTTGACCGTTTTCGCATGTATCGGGATTGGCAGGGGCATGGTTACGAAAAATGCAATTGGGCCGCACTGCAAACGGTTATTACGCCCAATGGTAAAGTGTGGCGCTGTCTCAACAAGAGAGAGCATTCAGACGCTTTGTTGGGTGATCTGACCGTAGATACCTTTACGGACGTTTGGGCACGTTCTGGCGGCTCCTGTGCGGTTGACAGCAAATGTAGAGTGATGTGTCGTGGGCATATTTCAAATATCGCACTAGACGCACTAATGACAGAGCCGGCACATAGCAGTTTTGTGTAGAGGTGAGCAATGGACGGGACAGTAATTCCTGTATACAAGCCGGTGGCGCAATACGAGTCGATTTTTCTGCCTGACGGCACACATTCAGGTGTACGTTTTGATCGAAACCGTGGTATACTGGAGATACAAAAGAAGGGCGTCAAGTACTTTTTCGACCTGGCGCTCATGCAGCAGGTGAGCCGGCAAAACTAGCTTACCTTATAACAAAATTGGTCGCATAGGCGACAAAGCATATCACTAGACGCAAAAGGCGTTGTGATTCCGATAACTCGGAGTTGCAGCGCCTTTTTTATTTCCGTTCTGGACTGAAACATGAACAGCGTGAAGGTTGATACACGAAAACTGGACTTGATTATGCGCAACTTGCCAAAGGCGATCTTGGAAGTGGAAGAAAAGATCGGCGCTGAGGTGGTGAAAGTCGCCAAGGAGTTGGCACCCGTTGATGAGGGCACCCTTCAGGCGAGCATTTACATGCGCACGCCAAACGAGAATGATCGTCCCAATGTCAATGCCGAATCGGGCAACCTTGAATTGCCGGCGCCGGAAGATAAAACGTCGGTCGTTGTGGGGCCGTCCGTGGGGCATGGCGTTTGGCAAGAACTTGGTACAAGCAAGATGGCAGCACAGCCCTATCTTTCACCCGCTGTGGCAAAAGTGCGTGCAAATATGAGCAAGTTCCATAAAGACTATGGGAGGGCGCTAGGCGATGGCTAACGACTTAACAGCATTTGGTAGCGCTATCTATACAGCGCTAGGTGGCACCGCTGCAAACCCGCCTATCTACTACGCCTTGGCACCCCAAGGGGGCACGCCACCTTATATCATCGTACAGCGCATGTCAGGCGAGGATGAATACACTTTCAGCAGTTCAGGGGTAAATGCCGAATACATGGTCAAGGCAGTCAGTAACCGGATCTGGCCCACTGAAGCTTGGAATGCCTATGGTTCTGTGCATACCACGTTTCAGAACGCAGCTTTGAGCATGACCGGCTTTACGTTGCTACGCTGTGAACGCAGTAGAACCATCGAATACCAAGACCCCGGAAAGTTTTGGCATGTTGGTGGAATCTACCGTGTAGAAGCGTGGCGCACATAGGTTTTAGTTAATTTTCGGAGGTAAATATAAATGGGTACTCCATTATCGGGAACGGCTGGATCGGTGGTTTACATGACCGGTGGTACAACCACGGTTGGGGAAATTGCCGAATGGTCGTTAGATATTTCTCATAGCCCCGTAGACGCTACAGCGTTTGGGAATGACTGGGCGAAGTATGTCCCGTCTATCCGTAACGCCACAGGAGCTTTTCAGGGCAACTTTGACAATACGGACAGCGCTCAAGGCTCACTGCTCAACGCCATGTTGGGCGGGTCTGCTGTGGCTTTTCGCCTGTATGTCAGTGCGTCAAAGTATTTCAATATCGCATCTGCCTACTTGACCGGCATGGGGCCTGCTATCAGTCAGACAGGCAAGGCTGATGTGTCGTACAGTTTCCAGAATAACGGTACTGTAACGTTCGTGTAATTCCGGGGGGTTGGCTGTCGTGTAATGTCAACCCCCCACATAACAAAGGTACAGAGGTACACAAATGGGTAACTACTTAAGCGCAGATGTTTTTATCACCGGCATTGCAGGAACAAGCGAAGATTTTGAGATTCCCAATCTGGGTACTATCCAGATCAAATCCCTGTCCGTGATGGACGTTCGGCGTATCGAGCAAGAGGGGGAGAACGATCCCATGAAGATGGGTTTGCTGATGGCACAAGCCGGGATTGTGAAACCTGTGCTATCGCCTGAGCAAGCCGAGCGCTTACAGCATTCGCATCCCGGCACCGTGGCGGCGATCAGCAAACGGATTTCCGTGTTGTCTGGGCTGTCCGATGATGTCGAAAAAAAAGTTGGGAATGGTTCCTAGCTAAAGCTAAACCAGGTAACGCAGAGTTAGCGCCAACCCGTAATTTTTCGCTGTTTCAGACAGCAGAGCAGTTAGGTTGCACGGTGTGTGAGTTGTTGGCGGGCGAAAAGAAGCCGCTTTCAGCGATGGAAGAATATCTCTGGAAACGGTATCGCCTGGCTACAGCACGCCTACATCAGCAGAGTAGCCCGACAATGGGCATTAGACCAGGATCAGGTATGAGGTAAAGGCATGATCGGTACGCAAGTCGCTTCACTATACGCCACAATGGGCGCAGATATTAGCGGTTTTCAGCGGGGCATGGGCACCGTTGACAACATGCTGCATTCCGCTGGTGGCAAGCTTGGCGGCTTTGTCGGCATGTTGGGCACTGGACTAGCTGTAGCTGGGACAGCAGCAGTAGCCGGTCTTGCGGCGGCTGGGGCTGGTATTGTCGGCTTCACAAGCAAGGCCGCATCGGCGCAACAGTCCGTTGCTGACATTGCGGCTAACATGCAACTGTCAGCCGATGAGACAGCCAAGGTTGCAAAGTTGGTCAATGACCTGGGGATTGACCCAAAACTCAAAGTGACGGCTTGGGAGGCCGCCGCCGCTATCGATATGCTGGGCAAGAATGGGCAGAGCCTGACTGATATTTTCGGCGGAACGGCACGAGCCACCATCCTACTGGCGAATAGCACGAAAGCCGATTTTGGCACAGCAGCCGACATTGCTACGGACGTAATGCAGCAATTCAATATTGCGGCGGCTGACATGATGAAAGCCGTTAACGGCATCACAGGGGCAACACAGAATAGTAAATTCGATATTAACGACTATCGCCTTGCCCTTGCCCAAGCGGGTGGTGTGGCGTCTTCTGTGGGGGTGAGCTTTGAGGATTTCAACGCCACCATCGCAGCTATCAGCCCATTGTTCGCTGGTGGATCTGACGCAGGCACGAGCTTTAAGACATTCCTGCAACGTCTGACACCAAGCACGAAGCCGGCTATCAAGGCGATGAAAGAACTGGGCATTATCACCGCTGACGGAAAGAATCAGTTCTTTGACGCAACCGGTAACATGAAAAGTATGTCCGAAGTTGCAGGTACCCTGCAATTGGCATTTGCTGGGCTAAGCGATGAGCAGAAAAACCAGTATGCCTCTACCATTTTCGGTACAGACGCTATGCGGGCGGCTTTCGCTATGGCGAACGCAGGCAGTGAGACGATCAATAAGCTAAAGACGGCCATTGGCAACACGAGCGCAGAGGACGCCGCAGCCACCCGCATGGATACCCTATCAGGTGACTATGAGATTTTCACCGGTGTTGTTGACGCTCTCTCAATCAAGATCGGCGAAAAGTTTATTCCTGCCGCCCGTGACATGTTGCAGTGGGCTACCGGTATGGTGAGTGGTAACTCAGATCGGATCGTGGGATTCTTTGAGAAGTTGACGGAGTATATTCCATCGGTAACCAAACGAGGAATGGATCTGTTTGATCTCATATCTGGTCCAGGCGTCACAAAAACAGTAAAAACGCTTGCCGGGGCATTCTCATCACTAGGGAGAACGTTGACGCTATTAGTACGACCGTTCAGAGAGGCATTTGGGGGGTTATTCTCGGAGTTATCAGCAGTAAACACTACCGGTTTCGCCGGGATATTCGATTCTGTCCTAAAACGAATTGGGAAGGCTATAGGTGATTTCGGCAAACTGATCAATGAGCAAGCTGTCCCGTTTGTGCTTGAAAAGCTGGGACAGCTTACCACTGCCGTCTATGAATGGGCAAAGGGTGTGGATTGGGGGCAGGCGTTCATCAACACCGTATCAACTTTGTGGGAATGGGCCGTTGATATATGGAATGCAGTATCACCTTACCTTACGTCCTTCTGGAACTTGCTCACCAGTTGGGTCACAGACCCGGTAAAGCGGCATCAACTGTGGGACGGTATTACAGCGGCCACGTCCGCAATATGGGAGTGGGCCGTTGGCATCTGGGGCAAAGTTTCACCCTACCTGTCCACGTTCTGGACAGAAATGGTGAGTTGGGTCACAGACCCGGTAAAGCGGCAACAACTGTGGGACGGTATCAAAAATATCGCATCCGCCATGTGGGGCTGGGCAGTTGGCATCTGGGACACAGTATCCCCTCATCTGTCCTCATTCTGGTCGGAGTTGACTAGCTGGGTGACCGATCCTGTAAAACGGCAACGGCTAATGGGTGCGCTGAGTGACGCCTGGAACTGGTTTTCTACCTGGTCGGGCAAAGTTTGGAACGAAAATATCAAGCCTCCTCTAGACAATGCCTGGCGCAGCCTATCAGGATGGGTGACAGACCCTGCAAAGAAGCAAGAGCTATGGAGTCGGGTCAGTGGCACATGGACGGGCTTTACCACATGGGCTACAACCCTATGGGACGAAAAGATTAGACCGGCGCTTGTCACGATGGGCGCAAAAATGAAAATATGGATCGACAGTAATTATCCACAGTTGGGAAGCTGGATAGATGCTATTACGACATTCACGACCGATGCAAAAAACCGGTTTGTCGAAAATTTTCCGCAAATGTCGGCAGCCGTAGTAGGGCTAGGCGACACCCTACGCACCGAGATACCGTTGATCGGGCAAGAGATCCAAAAGCTTATTACTACCCTCTTCGGCAGTCCAGGCGGCAGCGGGGGCGCAACCTTTATGGACTGGATAACCTATGCTGTTGAAAATGTGACCTGGAAGATCGGTTCTCTGGTGAAGCAAATTCGGATAGTGTTAGACATGATCAACCTGATCAACGATGGGTGGCGGCGACTATTCAGTGGCGACTTCTCTGGTTACCTTAACCTACGTCATGAGTTTGATAGCCTGTGGAACCAACTACAGAATGCGAACCAAGGGGCGCCTACTCCACCCGGCTTCGCTTCGGGCGGTCGTTTCACCCGTGGCGGCATGGCGTTAGTTGGCGAGCGTGGCCCTGAACTAGCAGAGTTTCCGCCAGGGACACGCATTCACAAAAATGAGGATGCCGTGTCCATGCTGGGCAGTGGCGGTAGTCGCCGTCTGGATATTTACTTCCACGGTGAAAGCGCCCTGCCTCGTGACAGGGCGGCGCTTAGGGAATTGGCGGAAATGTTACGCAAAGAAGTTGCCATGACTGGGGCAAGACTGGTGTATTCATAATGCCAACCATTACACACACCATTACGGTCATGATCGACGGTATTGACCGTAGTTCAAAGCTGAGGAAGGATTCACTTTTCGTCCGCTCAAGTGTCGGCAATAGCGTTGACGTGGCCGAGTTCACCATTCTCTACGATGACTCATTCTCCTTTCGTGAATGGACACAGGTGCTGATATACGTCAATGCTACCCTAATCTTCGGTGGGTACATTGTGCGCTATTCTGGCTCCGATCTCGGTGCAGGCGATGGAAAAATAGCAGCATGGAATGTCGAGTGCAAAGACTGGAGCATTCTGTTAGACAAGGTTACTGTCACCGAGCAGTATACAGATCGTTCCGATGCCTACATTATCAATGATCTATTTTCCACCTACCTTAGCGGAGATAGTTTTGACGCATCGAGCAATGTCACCAGTCAATTTGACGACGTGGACATGGTATTCGAGAGCATTTCTCTGCGAGAAGCACTTAATCAGTTGGCAGCAGGCGTTAGTGCAAACTGGCATGTCGATCCAAGCAAGGCAATCTACTGGTACGCGCCATCGGCGCCGGACAACGCCACATTCGATATTGACACTGTGTCGCCCGATGGCGTCAATTCGTTCGACGTGCTTGCGAATAGCGTGAAGGTTGATCTGGATGCTACGGAGATCGTCAACCAGGCTATCATTGTTGGCGGGTTCGCACAGAGCGGGACATTGCAAACGGATACATTTACCGCAGAAGAAGACAAAATCACCTACGGGCCATTAACAAAAGCGCCTTCTAGTATGTGGCTGGTTACATGGACTGATAACCAGGATGTTAATTGGTCAGCCTACGCGTCTGATATTGGCATTTATCCACATGACGAACTCCGCGTGGATGGCGGGCTCTACATTGTGCAAGCCAATCTTGATGCCCGAAACGTAACCATTGCAATGGAGGGTGGGTACTATCCCAAAATAGGGTCAACAATTACTGTCCAGTATTACTATCAGACACAGGTTACTGTAACCCGAAACCACACGGAGAGTCAGTCCACATACGCCAGAGTCTTTTCGCGCACCTACTACGACGACTCGATTGTCGATACCGTATCGGCAGAGCGATACGCCGACACCATTTTGTCAGAGTACGCAAATGGGAGACTGCGGATTAAATTCGATGTGGCTGAGCATGGACTGCTGCCGGGGCGGCTGGTGTCGGTCAACATCCCACTACTAGATATTGAATCAACCGTCACGTCAGCCCACTTGGCGCTAGAGAGCAGTGTCGAGGATGCTCTATTGCTAGAGGACGGAAGCCGCCTTCTGTTAGAGAGTTACGGTGTCACTAGGAGCTTCTTGATTCAGGAAGTATCGATACAATCGGTCGTGACCGGAAACAATCAGTTCATGGTGGTTGCATCCGTGTCTGCCGGCAAATTCTACCAGACACTAATTGAGAGCTTTGGCAACGTCAGCTACACGTCATCAGGCGTAACCAGGCGCAATACAGGCAGATCGATTGGCAGACTCAGTGACATAACCGGCAATATGGGAGAGGTAATCTCCGGGCGTGCGCTGTTCACCGATGGCGGTACGGCTCAGTTTTCATGGTCAGATTATGGTGGTCATACCGGAGCCGTAGTAGGCAGGGAAGAGAGCAGCGTGACGACACGGGGAGCCATGCTCATTCTACAGGATGGCACCGTGAGAGCCAAAGTTGGCTACCTAGATGGGCTTGGTTCTGTCGGGACTGTTTCGCCAACGGGCTGGGGCATCTGGACGAGCAATGGTTATTTCACCGGGGCAATTGCAGCCACAGCCGGGGAGATCGGTGGCTGGGTCATTGCCAACAACTTAATCTATGCCGATGGGGGCACCATTGCCACCCGGCAACTGCCCATTAACAGCAGCAACCCCGGCGTCTACTTGACTTCAGCCGGTCTGTTTGGCTATGGCACCCTTGGGCTGACATTCAGCATCCCAACAGATCCGGCGCAACGTCCTATATTTTCGTCTGGTACCATTCTCGAAACCGTGTATGAGGTGACGAACGCTGCTGTCATCCGAACGGGCACAGCCGGCGCACGGGTGCAAATGGACAATTCCGGCGTCTTTGGCTATGACAGTGGCGGCAATACCCGCTTTAGCTTTGACACCGGCACCGGTCGAATGACAGCCGTTAACGGGGTGTTTAGTGGAAGTGTAACGGCTGGCACGGTGTCCGGTGTTTTGGTATCGGGTGGTACTGTGACAGGGGCCGTGTTCACGGGTGGCACCGTAACGCAAGGGGCGATCAGCGCAGCGCAGATCAGCGGTGGCACCATCACCGGCTCACGGGTAAGCGGTGGCACAGTCGTTGGTGGTCTTGTCAGTGGCGGAACTGTGAGCGGGGCTGTATTCAGTGGCGGTACAGTCTCACAAGGGACAGTAAGCGCAGCGCTTGTATCGGGCGGCACTGTGATCGGTGCGGTGGTATCGGGTGGGACGGTGACCGGATCGCTTGTGACTGGTGGCACAGTCTCACAACTAAGCGGATCTGTTTTATTAGGTACAGCAGGAATACAATTCACACCTCCTTCTAGTTATTCCTTTGGCGCCCCTGTCTCTATCAAGTGGGTTACCTCAGGTACAGTAGTAGGTGAAATTTCAAATATCTGGACAGGGAGCCAAGCATCTATGCGTCTTGTTGCAGGTCAACAAGATCTAGTTACAGGTAAAAGAGGCGCAATTTCTTTAATCCAAGAAAATGTATCTGGTAGTCCCACATCCAGTATTGTCCTAGACAATGGGGTTATTCAATTAAACGCTAATACATCATCACCTATCTATTTAGGTGGGCATATTAGATCTGACGCTTCATCCCAAAATCGTACACTGGGTACAACAAGTTTCGCTTTTCGGTACCTATACCTAAAGGACGACAATGGCAATGATCGACGTGTTTCTATTAATTCTAGCGGTGTGCTTACCGTAACATAGAGGTGTGCATTATGGCAGATACGAAAACTACCGGCTTAGCCGAGCTTGACGCAGTACCAGCCGTGGGCGACTGGTTACCGTTCGTGGACGTGAGCGACACAACCATGTCTGCGTCTGGCACGACAAAGAAAATCAACGCTGACCGGTTCATTTATACGACAGGTGTAGCAAACACGCTGGCTGCAAACCTGAATGTGAACAGCAAAAACCTGACTAACGTTGGCACAATTGCAATAGGATCAGACTTTTCACCTACCTATAAGGCGGATGTGCTTGCTTCAGCAGGGAGCGCAAATATTTTCCGGGCTGGGCAAGTAGGGGTGAGTAATGGGTTAACTATCGCAACTAACGGCACTACCCTCACTTATATTTTCAACAACGCCAAAGTCGGCATTAACGAGATCAGCCCTGATTACGCGCTTCATATCACTGGTGGTACATCAGCACCTTTTCCTATTATAAAAATCGAAAATTCCGTAGGAAAATCTTGGTGGTTATATGCGGGGGCTTTGGGGGCAAACAATTTTGGGTTGTATGATGAAACAGCGGGCGCATACCGGTGGATCGTTGACACAAACGGCAACTTCTGCCTAGGAAATACAACGCCATCATATAGGTTTGATACTCTGGCTGCTGCTGGGAGTGCCAGCATTATGCGGGCCGGGCAGTCTGGTGTCAGCAATGGGTTCACTATCACCTCAAACGGCACCCGTTTGACCTACACGTTTGACCCAAGCGTAACCGTCAGTGGTGGCACCGTAACCTGTGTTGACCTGGTAGAAACATCCTCACAGGAAATCAAAGAGAACCTGGAAGAAATCCCCAACGTGCTTGACCGGCTGGTTGGTCTGAAAGCTTATCGGTACAATCGCAGAGGCGATCCTGTTGCGCATAAGCGCATTGGTCTGCTTGCTGAGCAGGTGGGAAGCGTATTTCCAGAAGTGGTAGCCGATGTGACCATTATGGAGAATGACGAAGAGGTTGTCACGAAGGGGATCAACTACGGGCGTATGTCAACCCTGTCAATGCTTGGCTTGAATGAGCTAGTGGGGCGACTGCAAACGGCTAAGGAGTTCCTTGACAACAAGATCCAGCAAGGGGCTAACAAGCTGACAGACCATGAGCAACGAATCAGAGCGCTGGAAACTGCCGTTGCTGCCTTGCGAAAATAAAAGTAGGGCGCCATGCCCTACTCTGTTAGCGATGACCATTCATGACCGGGGCCGGCTGGCCGATATGCCACTTGCGATTTGCATTGTACACCAAGCCGCTGGCGGCTAATTCTTGCAAGTCATTGTACAATGTCCCTCTTGTACAAATATCGTCGCCACCCAACAACTTGTGCAATTCACTGGCACCGGCTGACATTTGCTCTGTCAGAATGTTCAAGAGCCGTTGTTGGCGTTGTACAACATCATCTTGGCGTTGTACATTCGCATCATCCAAGTTGTTCAATTGTTCAATGTCAACTTGTTCAATTTGGCCGTTTTGTACAACTGACAACGGGTTAGATTGTACAATGTCGTTGTCTACTGACAGTTTGGGTTGTACAATGTCAACCCCTGTTTGTACAATCGGTTTGTCAACTGACGTTTGTACAATCCGCTGCTGTACAATGTTATCAATTTTGTTTCTGACAATTAGCCCCACCTGCCTCTCAATGTACGTCGTCATTTTCGACAAGTCAACGTCGTCCAACGACTGATTGACGAACATGTTGATTCGTTCGTTCATGGCGTCGTCACTCGCCGACAACCGTTTGCGCTTCTGCGCTTCGGTGTAGATTGACATGGCGACAGCCAGCAAGCACTCGCCGATCAACGGGAACCCAAAGCCCTGGATGCCGGCTGTGATTACGGTCTGCCCATGCTCCCAGTATGCAAGGAATTGGACGGCGCCCGACAGCAACCCGACTGCTACGGTTGCGATGAGCATGAATCGGAACGTACCCCTGTCGCTAGGTGGAATCCGTGCCAGCAGGACGGACACAGCCACTAGCCCGAAACCCAGGGCTACACCCACACCGTAGGCTGTGACAGGATTGTGACCATGGCCGACCATGTATTCTGCGATATTACCAACAGAGGCCAGAGCGAACACGACCATGACAGCGTCGACAAAATGTTCAATCGTTAATAGCTTTTGCACTGCTTTCATAGTTCATTACTCCAACGCCAATCGCACGGGGGGGGGCATAATGTTTGCAGAATCTGCAAACATTTTCGCCACGTCCCAACACCCTCACTCAACCAACTTCACATTGATCCACCCAGGCGACGTGTAGTCAATCGCCTGCCCATCCACGTCCGTGGTTTGCCGGCTGAGTCGCGACTTCAGTTGCCAAATGAGTAGAGCAACAAGCAGAGCCGTCACTCCCCAGTATTGCGTGAGAAAGCCGACAAGCCCACCGCTCGGGGCGCCTGTTGCCTCTACCGGCGCCTGCATGGTAGTAACCCACTGCATAATCGCTGCCTGATTCTCGTACCCAAAATAGCCCACGATCAGGGTGAGCATAAAGCCAAGAAAGAGCCAGTCACCAATGCCTGATTTGTTTTCCATTCCGTAAATCCTTTCGTTAGAAATTCTTCTTCTTCTTCAAAATCACACACTCTTCTTCTTCTCTACCACGAGTAGAAGTGTGTTTCAGAAAGAAGAAGAAGAATTTTATTGAGTAACAATAGCGTCAAAAACTTTGCGTGCGAGCAAACTTTCGCGCCCCTTGTTTTCCGTCCCTTCGCCAAACAACACTTCTGCAATCATGCCCTTCGCCCGTTTGTGTGGCCCGCCATTTTCCGGGAAGATTTCTGCGAAGCGCTGGCTTTGGATCACCTGCTCTACACACCATTCAAGCGGCATGTCATGGGGCGACTTTTGCGCCGGCTGCGCCTGGGGGAGTTCGCCTGTCGGAATCATGGAGATCTGATACGGCTCCTTGTTCTGCCAGCGTTCAACGATTTCGTCGATAGACGCCTCCAACGTATCGCCCTCAATCAGATAGGATTGAATGCGTTGCGTGCGCCCTCCGCCTACAACTGCATAGAAGCTGCCTGCGCTCTCCAACGCTTCGCAACCAATGCCGCCGCGCCCCATGCCAATCTCGCTTTCCTTTGCCGTGGTAACCATGCCACAGGCGCGGGTGGTGAGATTGCCCTTGGCTACCGTGTCGACAATTTCAATAGTCGGCTTTTGCGTGATAAGGATGACATGAATGCCGAGCGACCGCCCAACACTGGTAATGCTCACAATCTGCTGCTCAACCTGCTCGCGCGTCTCTTTGCCTAAGTCGCCCCTAAAGTCCGCATACTCGTCGATAATGAGAATCAGCTTGCGCGGATCTGGGTGGCGCTTGCGGCGCTCCAACTCCGCTTTCGCGCTGGCAATAGCTGCGACGCAATCTGCCGGCTCACTGCGCATGGTGACGTGGGGTAAGTCGTCAAGAATCTTCCAGTCAGGATCGAACTTAGGATCGAGAAAGACAACGGACAGTTGATCGGGTGGCGTGCTGTAGCAGAGACTGTTAATCATGCCGATAACGAGCACACTCTTGCCACTGCCCGTTGTACCGGCAATAAGTGCGTGAGCCAGCGTCTTCTTGCTGTAGTCCATGAGCGCCGGCGCCGGGTTCATGGAGGTATAATCCATTCCGAGCAGAGCCTGAAGAGGCTTCAGTTGTTCCAACTTCGCGTCTGCCCACAGCAATGGACGCACCGTCAACGGGTAAGCCACCTCGATAGCCAGCATTGGGGTGCGAATGTTCACCTCAGTCTCGCGCCCCCGGTGCATGGATAGAAGCACTTCCAGATCCGTCTCAATGCTTTCCAAGGCGCTAATCTTGCCGTAGGTGCGCAATGGGTAGCGGATAAAGTTGCCGGTATCGCTGGCGACAACCCCGGCTGTGTCGACTACTGCCTTTACCTTCAGTTGCTGAAAGAGCCCATTGATTAAAGCGATTTCCTTAGCCGCCACATATCCAAGTTCGACCTTCGCCGGCTCCATTTTGCCGTGTAGCCATTGGATGATCCAGTTCCGAATCGCTCTCATGATTTCCTCCAATTAAAGCAGGTAGACCCTTTCGATCTACCTGCTTATCGTACACACTTCTTACGGGCTATCGTTGCTGGCGTCCGCAACCGTGGTGTTGTTCCCGTAAGTTTTCAAGAACTGATCGATGTACGCTTGTCCGCCACCGGGAACTGTGCTCCCCTGTTGCGCCTTCAACTCGGCGTAGGTGTAAACGCTACGCGGCGTCGGCGTCGGAGCCACCACAACCGGAGCAATCGTAGGCAGCGGACCAAGCGCTTGGATAGCTTGCACGGCGTCGGCGTTGTTATTGATTACACTGTCTCCCGTCGCAAGATTGCGTTGTAGAGCCTGGCGTGGCTGCACGGGCTGCACGTAAACAGGCGCCGGTGTAGGCTGCACACGGTAGTTCGCCTGTTGCTGCCCCCACGACTGGACGGGTGTCGGCACTACGTTCGCCGCCGAGTTGACCGGGGCCGAGCCAGGGGCGGGAATCGCCAACACCCAGCCTGCCCGGATCACGTTACAGTTGCTGATGATGTTGCGATTGGCAGCGCACAGAGCCGAGGTGCTAACGCCGAACTTGGCAGCGATCTTGCCCAGGCTGTCACCACTGCGCACCGTGTAGGTGCCGCCATTGTTGGCAACCACAAACAGATCGGCGCGCTCCTGTCCTGTCGGTGTGGCAGTGGCGTCGAAGGCTCGAAACGCTGTCACGGCGTCGTTGATGGTGATTACCTCTACCTCGGCATTAGCTGCGACATTGGCAGGCTGCCAGACGAAGGAGGCTACCTGCCCATTATTAACAAGGCGAGTCGGTGCAGGTGGCACCTCGGCAGCCGGAGCAACCGGATTGCTCGCTCCCTGCATGAGGGCAGGAGGCTGCAACTGTAGCCCACCAGGGTTGCTAACATACCCCCCGTCGCCGCTGCCAAAGAGAATCTGATCCGCCATGGCCGTAACCATGTTGCCCAGTTGGGCTGCCCCTTGCACCGGCTGACTATTGATAGCCGCCTGCAGGCGAGGGAGAGCCACGTTAATGGCAACCCCCGCCGCGATAACCGAGACGACAACCATTGCCGGCGCTCCCAGTGACCAGCCAATCATTTTCGCGCGGTTGCCAC